GTTGGGTCACCACTACCAAACTGAATAGTTGTTGTACTATCTGGATTTACTTGCTTAACAAATCTACGAGATGTTTTAAGTGTATTTAAAATATATGGAGTTGTTTCTTTAAATTGAAATAAATCAGGATCATTATTTTCAGTATTTGGATAATCAACAAACACCAACTCTTGTGCTAAATAAGGTACTTCATAAAATTTGTTTCCATCCGAATCTCTTACATCGTAAATATCAATAATATTAGTATCACCTAATTCAATACTTTGAAATTCTTTATATGACCCAAAAGTTTCTTCTTCAATTTTTACATCAGCTGAAATAGCTTGTACAAATTTCTTTACTAAATAAAAAGTTGCTTCTCCACTAATAGAATCAGTTTGATATATTGTTACTTCTCTATCAGACTCATCTGAAAAATCAACAACATCTTGTGTAACAAATTGTACACCATTTGTTGATTCAGCTCTCATACCTTCTTTGATTCTTAAAAAATAAGTTTCATCAAACGTATTATCAGCGCCAGTTCCAATTGATGGAACTAATTGATAAACCGAAAGTGTTGTTACTGATGGAGATGTTACTTTTGGTTTGTATCCTAAATATTGTGAAAGTGCTATTACATTTTCAATATCATCGGCATGAACCATTAATGATTCTTTTAAAGTATCATCAACATAATATGAAAGTGAATCACCAATATAAGATGCCATTTCAATGAACATCATACCTGGTGATGATTCATTAAAGTCTGAATATGTTTGTGGGAAATAAGTTTTAGCAAACTCAATAAGATTACCTCTGAATTGTGTAAAATCCTTATTAAGGTACTTTATATCTTTACCCTTATTTTTAAAGTTCTTTGATGTTTTTGTTATTGCCATATCTTATTATCCCTGTACTGTAAATGTTAGAGTTTCTAAATTAATATCTTCTCCTATTCTGAATTTAATTGAAACATTTAATTTATTGTTATCTCTTAATTCATCAGTTGATTCAATATCAATCTCCTCTGCTGTAACATAAGGTAGCCATTGTTCTAAACTTTCGTTTATAGTATCTTCTATTCTACCTTCTAAATCATCTACGTTTTGTTCAAACAATAATGATTGTAAACCACTACCAAATTGAGGTTGTAAAATACGTTCCCCCTTTTTAGTAAGTAGAAGATTTTTAATATTTGATTTAACTTGGTCTTTGGTTTGGAAAGATTGCTCGAATGTATTCTCACCAAATGTTAATGGTAAGGTAATACCAATTGCATAACTTGCAAACTCTTTGGTATCTTTTACAATTCTTCTTCCTAACTCAATTGCCATCTTTTATTACATTCCTGGTCTCCAAGGACCTTTCTTTTTATCTACCGCTTTCATTAATTGTCTATAATCTTTACTTAACAATTTATTCATTCCAGCGTTTCCAGTTTGAACTGGTTGTGTGTAACCCATATTTTGTTGGATACTTTGTGCACCCAATGTATGTGTATCATTAGTGTTAAAGTTCATAGTTCTATAATCTTCGCCACTTGTTGCTTGTCTTTGTTGTGAGTTAAAAGGTTGTGTTTGTGCCAATACCTCATTTAGTGCTGCATTCTTGCTAAATGTTTTTTGTGGTTGAACTGGTTCTTCCACAACATTTGAATCCATAAATGTTGGTTCTTTTGGTGTAATAGCTTCTTTAAGTTTTTTGTTTTCTTTCAATAACTTAGCCATTTCTTTCTTAACACCCTCTTTAACGAGTTTGGGAAGAATCACTTTGATTTCCTCCTTAACTATTATTTGTATTGCTTTTACTAATTTATCAGTGTCCATTGTATAAAATGTTTTCCTTTCTATATAAATATTTGTTTTAGGTTTTTTCGTTTTTTACTTACACTTTGTTCCACCCATTTCTAATTGTGATATAAAATCAGGTAGAATATTTTCTAAATCATCATCTAATACATCCGATGGTATGGTTGTATCAATAACATTTTGAAGTGATGTATCTCCTTGAATTAGAGATGTTCCATCAGAATCCCCACTTTCATCATTTTCATATTCTTGAATAGGTCCTAACTGAGATATAGGTTCATCATCTTCTTCTAATAACATTGCTGGTTCACTTCCATCTTCAGATGGGAAGTTTATATTTGGTATAGGAATAGCTGGTGGGATTAGATATGCTGTCCAAGCTATTACTGCTGGAGCTGGTACTGGTGATGGTGCTGATGGATATAATGATGTTGTTTGTATAAACCCACCTACTGAAAATAAATGTACAATAGCCGCAAGTATAAACATATTAACCATTATCTCTTGCTTAGATGCAGGTTTTATAGGTGGATACATAGGCCAAGTACCAACATTACTAGCTATATTTGAATTAACTGCTATGTTTTGAATTGTACCTGGTGCTGGTATAAGTGGGATTGGGAATGGGTTCATTTGAGCACCAGCCCAATATGCCTTTACACCATTTCCAAATTCATTTACCAAAGAAAAGTTTTGACCCGGTGGAGTTGCTAATCCTTTTAATAATGCTACTTTAAAAAGAGTTTCCATTATTGGTTTATTACCTCTATTGATTGATTCTTGATTTAGTAAATCCCTACCCCTCTTAACACACGCATCATATTCATCGGCCCAAATCTTTGCAACTTTATTTACATCTAAAGTGTTATAGTTTGGATTTGTTTTCCTTAGTATGTTTCTTTTGAATAATCCCCAAGACATTTTATGTAAGTGTTGAAATTGGTGAAGGTGGAATTTTTGGTAATCCTTTTTTTCTTTTTGGATTTTCTTCCAGCTTCTTTTTTCTAAATTTTGGAAGAGATGGTAATTTAGGTAATTTGATTTTAGGTAGCTTTGGTGGTTCTTTTGGCAATTCAAGTGTTTTAATAGGTATTCTTTGTGAATACCCACCAAGATCTTGAGAATTAACAACATCACCAACGTTTCCAGTAACATTAGATAGATTACTAACAACATTACCAGCTGCACTGGCTACCCCACTTACAGCACCAGTGGCTGAAGCTGCAGTAGTACCAGCAGTATCTTTTACTGAACCCAATCTTCCTTTTAAATCATTGTTTATTGCCATACTATTTTAATTGAACATTATTACTTAACATTGTATTTAGTTTACTTTTTAATGTTGTAAATTGTGCTACATTAGTTGGACCAGGTGAAGATGGACCAGCTGGTGTTAAGTATATTTGTTGTGCTATTAAATCTATCATCTCACTCAACAATTCAACCAATGTTTCACCTTTAGGAGCTGCTTCCAATGTACCATCCGTTCCTAATGCTATTGTACCATTACCAATATCAATATTAAAATCTCTATTTTTAGTATCAACAAATATGTGGTCATTGACTGTTAAATTCATTCCTCTATTACTATCTAATGAAAATTGACCATCGGTTATCATACCAATATCACCCTTACTAGCTAAAATCATTTGAGATGTTTTTGCTGAAAGGATAATTCTATCAGAATTTAATAATATTTGATTACCCCTTAATTCATTTGGATAATCGAAAAAAGATTCTTTTTTGTTTTCTACTGGTAGTGTGTATTCTAGTAAAGCGTTTCCTCCACCCAAGAATATAATATTACCATCACCATTAATATCTTCTTCTACCAATACACCATCTTCTTTCTGCCTATTTTCTGGTGATTCTCCATTTCTTAAAATTAAAGAAGGAGAAAATTCGTTATCAGTATTATTGTACGCACTAAGTCTAATTGATTGTCCAAATCTACCTTGAAATAAAGTATCTCCTTCATATAATTTAAGTTTGTGAATACCTTCTTCAATACCAAAGTAATCACCAAAACCATCAAAATCATTTACACTATTTGTGTTTGAACGAGTAATCCCAGTACTACTTACTTTAGAATAATTTTTTGATTTATTTCCAGTATCAGTTTCTTGAGTAGCTGGAAATAAACTTGATATTAAGTTTTCAGCGTTAGATGTATTTGGTGATAATCCCTTTGAAATCTGAGTATAAATGTATTCACTACCTAACTTTTGAATAAAAACAGTTTGATTTCTAAGTGGTAGTATGGTAACTGATGAATCTAATGGTCTAGCAAATATTAATTCATTATTCTGAATATCACTTACTAATCTACATTGAATAGAACCAACATCTGCTATTGTTCTTCTACCCTCTTTTATTTCAGGATGGTTTTCATCTAAAATAACAGAATATACAACAGCTATATCGCTCTGCTTTTCAAATGCATCAGCAACAGAAGAAGCTGCTTTAGCTACATTCCATAATAAGTTACCACCAAAAAAACTCATTTAACTTTCTATTTTTTGTTTTACTTCTTCTATTTCATTTTGTAAATCATCTACCCTACTAACTTCATCTTGAACTTGTTCAATCTCTGAAAGTAATTGTTCTCTTTCTTTATCAGTAAGGAAACCAGTATCTCCTTCTGATTTTTGACTTGATGCTATAATTCTTTGTGCGATAGTTGCTAACTTAACCAATTGGTCATCATTACGAACTGATGTATCAATTAAGTCTTTGATGACTGGACCTAAGATTCCCATATCACCATTGTGTCTTATCATTTTTCTGATTTCAAAGATGACTTCAGAAATATGTTTCTTTTTATTTATTTGATTATTATAGATATCCTCAAACAACCCACTAAGGTTTTTGCCTGGGAATAATTCGAAATCTGTTGACATAGTTTATTGGTATTGCGTTCAATATATAAATATCAATAAACAAAAAAGTATAGGATTACCTACCCTGTCCTCTATATGCCTTTTTGTAGTTTCTACTATTTTTAGATTTTGAGGTCTTACACTTAGAGTGAATTCCTGGTCTCTTTTTTTTAGAAGTTCCAAAACGATTTGATGTAATTACTTTTGCCATAATATATTTAGATTATACCAATAAGTATATTATACCAACCCAAACAAAAACAATCACTTATTCTTATAAAAAAATTCTAATATATCTCTTTCTAAAGTAACATCCATTACGAAGTTGTTACCATACATAATGCTGGTAAAGGTTTCTTCCTCTTCTTCTGCTATTTCAATAACATAATCTATCTCATCAAATGTTACTTTATAACTTTCACTTTTTTTGATTCTTTGTATGTTCTTATGTTCTGTTGTTCTTTCTATAACTTCCTTACCACTTATATCAGGTACATTTAAGAGTTGAGTTACACATTTAGCATAGTTTGTTTTAAGGGTATCTATAAAGAAGATATCATCCATCTTACTCATTAGATACAATCGTTGTTTTTTATCCAAACCACCCGCTTTAAAATCACCAGTGTATTGTACGATTGGTAAAGATAGTATTGCTTTTTGGGAATCTTCTTTTAATTTTTTAAAATTTACTTTAGATTTTATTTGATGTGGATGATTAATATCTTTATCACATGGTAGTGCTAAAATATCATAGAATGTATTTGTACCAAAGTGTTCTTGTATTAGAGGACTCATCGTTATTCTTTTTCAGTAGCATATTTTACACCCATAATTGTACCAACGATTGAGAATGCGTTAGTAAGGAGAATACCAAACATATTACTCCAAGTAGAACCAATGATTTGAGTATCAGTACCAGACATAAGTGCTAATCCATACATAACAGTTGTAAGAACACCAACACCAACAATTACATAAAGTGCAACTTTTACAATTGTACTGATTAATTCGAATTGGGTTTTCTTTTGCATTACTTCCAAATCTTCCAATGCCTTATCCTTACCTTTTTCAGCTTCTTCTCTTAACTGATTGGATTCTTCCAATGCTATTTGGAGTTCTTCCATCAGTTCATCATTTTCTTTTTGTTTATTAACAAGTTCTTTATTTTGTTGTTGAACTTGTTTAGTTACCTTTAATCTTTTTCTTCTTGATTCGGAATCCTTTTCCTTACAAAGTTTTAGATACTCTTCGAACTCAGTATCACCCTCAGGCGCTTTAAGAATCTTTAAGAAGTTTCCTTCTATATAAATTCTATTCTTTTTAGCAACACCTAAAAGAACATCTCTTGTATGTTTTGTAACCTCAATCATTATAGGTTACTTATAAACTTTGAATGGAGCAGTTTGGTTTAGATATCCATCATAATCTTTTCTGAACTCTTCTAATCGAGGTTCAATATCATCTGATTTAATAATCCAAAATTGAGCACCAGCAGCTTTTGCTTTTTCAATTTCTTGATTATCATCTGATGAAGATATAATTCCGATTACACAACCATTACCATATTCGAAATTGATTTTACGAATCAACTCAATCCCATCAAAGGATGAACCGATTATATTTAAATCAACGAATACACACTCAGGTCTATCATCATCATTGTTATCAGGAAACCATTCTTTAAATTTTTTATCAGCTTCATCGGAAGAGTTAAGCGCTTCCAAAGATAAAGTGATATCTAAGATACTACAAGCATCTTCAAATACTAAGTGGAATAAATCCTCATCATCCACCAGTAAGATTGAGTTAATCATTTCATTCATTTTAAATTAATTCTTAATTTAGTGCCGTTATTTAATTTTTCGGCTGTTATTCCAAAACCATGTTCATTCAGAATTGCGATACAAATATTTAATCCCAATCCAGAACCTCCTTCTTTTTGTCCTTCTTTTCTTGTATATGGTTTGGATAACTCAATGAACTCTTCATTAGTAATCCCCCTTCCATTATCTTCCACACACATTGTTGAATTATTTTCCATATAAACTCTAATCACCTTTGTACTACTATCGTTATACTTTAATCCGTTTCTGATTAAGTTATCTATTGCCGTACAAAATAATGGTTCGTTTACCATTGTGGTTGGTAATCTCTCTATCTTAACTTGTGAAATGTAAGATGTAGAAGATAAGTAGTTTCTAAGTATCTCAGCAAGATTACACTCATTCATATCTAATTGTGCATCTTCCTTAACTAAGTTTGTAAATTCTTTTACACCCGAATATACTTTCTGAGTGTGTCTTAATCCCTCCTCTAACATTCGTAGTGGAGAACCTATTTTTAATTCTTTGATTTTTTCTTCTGATAATCTTCGCTGTAAGGATGATAATCCTCTTGGCATGTATGTGTTGATACCACTATGCATATCATGTCGGAGAATCTTTGCAGCGTGTTCTAAGTAAGAGTTTTTCTGATTAACTTCTACTTCTGCTAGGTGTTGTAATGTTGTATCGGTTGCTATCTTTAGAACTTTATCGTAACCACCCTTTATACCCTTAATAGGAGTATAGTTACCAAATAACCAACGAGATGTTCCATCCTTTGCTATTCGTTCAAATTCACCACTTATATTTTCTCCTCTTTTTAATCTCTGCCAAAACTCTCTATATTCCAAACTTTCTCCATATTGCTTTGGAACCATATTCTTATGTGACTTATGTTTTAATTCCTTTTCGGTAAACTTAAACGTATTACAAAACTTTGAATTTGCTTCTAATATGTATCCATCCATATCCAACATTACAACTAAGTTTGATTTATCAATTGCTGCTAATTGTAAATCAATATTCTTTTCTTTGAGTTTTGTACTTTTGATGAAATCATATATGACATAAGAAAATGGTGGTATAAATAGAATTATACAACCATATCCAAATTCGGCTAAAAGATAAGAAGGTTCAAACCATCTAAATATAATACAAGTTTGTACTATAAAAAAGATGAATATAATAGAACCCGCTATGCCTAAACATATTTTTGCGAACTTATTCAATTTATAAAATATCGTTCAAATTATATTATCGGGGAGATAACTGTTTGAACTTTTTGGGGTGTGAAGTAATGTAACCTATTTAGAATAAATATACACTAATATGAAAAGAACTCATCTTCATCAGAATCATCCTTTAACTCGCCATAATCTAAGTAATCATTTAACATTTTTTTCTGCTGAACTTTCATTACATTTACAACTTTAGTAATGTAGTGAGTTTTACAATCTGTCATTTCTCTGATTAAAAGATAGAGATGTTTTTTGTTAAAGTTTTCTATGTATTGACTTCTTCTAAATAATTCTAAGATAGCATCTGCTATTTGTATATCTCTCTTTTTTGTGAAAACTTTTGTTAAATTTTTATCCCAATATTCTAACATTAATTCTTTAAATTCAGAAAACTCATTTCCTTTCTCTTCATCATAGAAGTTATCTGAAGGATTCCAAGTCTCAGGCATTTGAGATAATAAATCAGTTTTCTTATATCGTTTATAGTTTGAGTTATTGGTTAAAATTAAATAGTTTTTTGCAACAATAGAAAAATAAGAAAATGCCCTACCTTTATCTTCTTGAAACATATGAATCTTTTGTATCAACATTGCAACAACTTCTTTTTTTACATCTTCCTTAGATACATCGAAGTATGAAAACTTAAATGTGTTAAGAATATTTTCTGCTAATTTTTCAAATGGAAATTTAATCCTTTCAGCATATATTTTATTCTTCTCTTTTGGGTCAGTAGATTTGTTATATTCTATAATTGCTTCTTGAGCTGCTGAACCGAAGTATATTTTGGATTTCTTTTTTCTAGGTCTTGGCATATTTTATATGTTATTTTTGTACTTTTCAATAGTATCCTTTAACTCTTTGAAAACTACACCAACTTCATCATCGGATTCGAAAGAACCTCTGATATCAATTTCTTTCATATCCTCCAACATTTTTTCTAAAGTAGCAATGGATAATTCATTTAAGTTATCCATATCGTTAGCGATTGTTTCAACCTGTCTAACTAACTGAGTACCTCTCCAAATAAAAAATATATTTGATATTGTAAGTACTCCTATGATAATGTATAATATGTAGATTAATTCCATTTAGATAATATTTTTACTAATATACGAAAAAATAATTACAAATCCAAATTATGCTTCACCTTTTTCTCCCCAGTAAGGAAAATCAATAATTTCAATTTCTCTTTCTTCTTTTATTTCTTTGTTTAAGTTTTTTATTTTTGTTAGAATTTTATTATCCAATTCTATTTGGTCTATCAATTCTTGGTCAATTAATTCATCAACTAAAGCTTCTAATATAATTTCTAATGTTGATATCTTTTGTTCTAATAAGTAAATTTTATTCATTCGTTGGTTTAAGGTGTAAGAGAACCTGTAAGCTGATTAATTGCTTCCATAAATTCTTTGAAATCTCTATCAGATTCGGTTTCGTAATTTAAACTACCAAACGCTTTCTTAACAGAATTGTGATGATAACCCATTGCATGTGCCATTCGAACACACATAATCTTATACTCATAAATATTCATATCATCAGGAACATCGAATGAAATGTTCTTAGCTTCCCTATTATGGGAACTTTCTGATTCGTAGTTTAATAATCCCATAATTATACCAATTTATATCCTTTATCTAAAAGAGGTTGTGCTTTTTTATATTTAACAAACTCCATTTCTCCTTCTGGTGATTGTAACATCACTCTTTCATTTCTACCTGGCTTCTTTTCTTTTTTAATTTCTGCACTATATCTTCTGATTGGGGATGTTACATCAATCCCATCAATTGAATCAATTAATCTTTGTGCAGTAATACATTCAAATAATCCTAAATCATTCATATACTCATCTTGATTTTCCCAATTATCCTTATCAGATGAAAATTCTACAACACCTAAATTATCAGTATCTACTTTAAATGATTTATGTCTTGCCGTTTTTCTTGTCTTTTGTTTTACACTATCTTTTTCGAAGTAAACAACCATCTCTTCTGATGTTTCAGTTACTATTGGATTTACCAAAGTTAAATCATCATAATCACCTCCAAACTTAATAGTAACTATACGTTTATCTATTCCAACATCAGATGCATTTACAGCATATTCGTTTTCTAATTTAGATATTCTTTCTTTATATTCATTTAACTCTTCGTTTGTAACAGGAGTTTTTTTAATTATTTTTACTATCATAGTACTTTTCTATTTCTTTGGTTAGGTAATCTACTGCCTCTGAACTTCCAACAAATGCTCCGTATTTTGCGTAATACTTAATCCACATATCTCTGTCAGATTCAATTTGTTCTTTTAATTGATATCTTTCTGGTAAGTGGGCCTTAATATAACTCATCTAATAAATCTTCTGGTGTTTCTCTATAAACTCTATAACTATCTTCATCGAAGTGTTCAGTCGAAACTTCAAATACAATTGAGTTATCTTCCAATGCAATTAATTGATGAGGTAATCCTCTATCAATTAAAACACTATCACCCTTTTCTAAAGTTTTACCTTCTAACTTTCCATCTTCCACATTCAACCAATTAAATTGGAATCTACCTTCTTGTACATACCAACTTTCTTTTTTCTTAATATGGTAGTGCATTGAGAATCGGTTTCTATCCTTTGTGAATACTAATAATTTTCCACAATACTCTTCATCGTTGTGAATCCATAGTTCATATCCCCAATTCTTTTCTACTCTCTTAGGAGCTTTAATATCTACATCTATAATCATTCTGCGTAACTTTGTGTGTTTAACAATCCACTATATGCACATGCATTAAATTTTCCCATGTGTGGTAGGATAGCAAGTTCTTTTGCTTTTGCCTCTACCATTACATCAACATCCTCTCCATGTAGGTTTGGTAATTTGTTGATATAATCTGAATGTGCTTGTGGTTTTAATTTATCATTCTCTTCATGCAATGCTTTACTTTCAGAGTAATGAACAATGGGTTTAATATTTTTTGGCCAAGTTGAGATTGCTAACCTTAATGCCTCTGCTTCACTCAATCCACCTGTATTGAATTTGTGGTGATGATAATCAAATACAATAGGAATACCAATTCTTTCATGTATGTACATCAAATCTTTTACTGAGTACATAGATGCTTTATCATCGTTCTCAACTGTTAATCTACTTTTTACTGAATCAGATAATCTCTCAAAGTTCTCACAAAATCTATCCATAGCTGATTTCTTATCTCCATAAACACCATTACAATGAATGTTGATTTTATTGTAATAAGATTTTTCTAATCCTAACAAATCAAAAATCTTACCATGCATTTCTAAATCAGTAATTGTGTTTTCTACAACATGCGGTCTTGGTGAAACCAAAACATTAAATGGACCAGGATGTGAAGTGATTCTAATTCCATTTGTTTTTGCGTAATACCCACATGCTTCTAATATTGTTTTAATTCTAAGATAATGTGGAGATTTCTCTATTTCATATTCAGAACCCCAAGGAAACATTTCGGAAGATAATCTGAATAGGTTGATTCCATTCTCATTGTTCCATTCCAAAATCTTATATAAATCTCTAGCGTTTTGTAATCCCAATTCCGTTGCGTATTCAACACCCCTTTCTAAGAATGTTCTTTTAATCATTGAACGATTGGTAGTTACTTTTGGTTTTTGACCCGATAGAGTCATATTAATACAAGCGTATCCTAAATTCATCTTTTATATGATTTCTTATTTGTTATAAACAAATATACGAAATTATTTTTAAAAAACCAAATTATTTTTAATAAGTTTTTGAATCGAAATCAGTTGGGTAAGAACTATCCTTTTCATTTTTAACGTAAGTCAACCAATAGTTTACAGCATTTTGATTATTAATCCACCTATTTTTATCTCCCCAATTAAAGTTAGGTCTAGCGTAAAATGGTTTTTCGTTCATTACATATTGTGCTCTTCTAGAGTTTGATGCGGCTGGTTCATCTATTAATCCATCACCAGTATTATCAAACCCATCTATTTGACCATCCCCATCAATATCAATCGCTCTACGATTTGTATCTTTTGTTAGTGGTTTAGGTTCTTCAACTTCAGGTTCTGGCTCAAGTTCTATTTCTGGCTTTTTTGGTGAGAAATCTAAATCATCATTATCAAAATCCCCATTTGCTAATTCATCTTCAAAGGATGAACCTAACTCATTTTCTGAATCATATTGGTTTTTAAAATCTGCCATTTGTTCCTCAGTCCAATAACCATCATCTTCTTCTGGTTCTTCATCATATAGTTCTCTCTTACGAATTATTTTTTGTTTATCTACAATTCCCTTATCAACTTTTAATGCGTTGTTAAATGCGATTACAAGTGCAACTGCAAGAGGGTCGAATACAAATATAATAATAAGAATAAACCAGTTAATAATTTGGTCCATCGGTTTATCTAATAATCCACTAAGATATTGTAGAGGACCTAATTCAGATGATACTCCTTCTGATGATTCAACATCCAATATCTTTAACTGAATTGATTGTAATGAATCTGCCGCTACTTCCCTTTTCGCTTGAACACCTTTACGATTCTCTTCTTCAACTGATATTCTTTGTTGTGATAATCGTAATTCAGTTGTTGAG